ATTTGGGAATTTGCGGCTATTGGGCCAAAAGATATGAAGCTTGCGCAAACTCTTATTAAGTCTGGCCCTGAACATCGTAAGTTTTTACGCCAGATTTTTGTCACTGTTGATATCACTGCACCGATCTTTTGGTGGAAGGAATTTGACACCTACAAGATCGGAACAACCGCCAACAGCACCTCCACAATGCACAAGCTAAGTAGCAAGCCTATCACTATTGATTGTTTTGAAACAGATGATTATGATAAAACTTTAGATATGATTGATGATTGTAAACTTGGAACTAGAGTTAATTGTTTTATTAATGACCTTGAGCAGCTTCGTCAAAAGTATTTAATGCTAAAAGATGAGAATCCTGTCAAAGCTAAAAAATATTGGAAAGAACTTGTGCGTTGGCTCCCTGAGAGCTGGCTCCAAACTCGTACAGTTACTATGAATTATGAAAATCTTTTGGCTATTTGTTCCAAGAGTCAGCGTAGATTTCATAAATTAACTGAGTGGTCTGGTACAGGAGATACCCAAAGTTTTATTAAATTTGCTCGCACTTTACCGTATGCCAAGCAATTTATTTTTATTGATGAAGAGTGAAGCAAGTGTATATGAAGTATAATATTGATTTTTTTAATTAAAAATAGTATAATATATATATAAGGTAAAGAAAGCGAGTAATAAAAAATGACAAAAAAGCAGAAATTTATTGAAACACTTGATAATAATTTTTTTTCACAGATTGATGTAAATGATATTGACCCTGACGTTCTCGCTTATTGGGAAGCTTTTAAAGGTGTTGGAGAAACGGCAAAACCTATGTTTACAGATAATGGAAAGCTGATTCTTCAGTATATGCAAGATAATCAAGATACTCCTATGTGGAAGGCTAGAGATATTGGAGAGGGTCTATTTATTTCTTCTCGCGGTGTTTCTGGTGCAATGCGCAAGCTAGTCACTGATGGTTATGTTGAGAAGATCGGGAAAGACCCGACAGTTTATGCGTTGACAGATAGTGGAAAAACTGTAGAAATTGTTTAAATTATTTATTTTAAAGGAGATTATTTATTTATGTCTAAGAATTTTATTAATCGTAGTCATATCGAAGGCGTCCTGTATGAGCATGATCTGGCTCTGAAGACTTCTGGCCCTAATTCTAAGAATCCTGGCACTGAATTTATTTCTGGTACTATTAGTATTGCTACTGATAATGCTGGTATTAATATTGTTCCTGTTCATTTTACTTATGTAACTGCAACTACCTCCAAGGGTGCAACAAATGCAACATTTACCACCTTGAAGAATATTATTGATGGTGTTATCGGTACTAAGATGAAGGATGGTGCTGAGAAGGCTGGTAAGGTTCGTGTTGATTCTGCTCTTGGTTTGAATGAGTTCTATTCTGACCGTAATGGTAAGGAAGAGCTGGTTAGCGCTAAGCGCAATGAAGGTGGTTTTGTCCACACTTGTGATACTCTTGCAGAGGATGAAAAGACTCGCAATACTTTTGAGTGTGATATGCTGATTACTGGTGTCACTCATATTGATGCAGATGAAGAGCGCGAAACTCCTGAGAAGGCCATTGTTAAGGGGGCAATCTTCGATTTCCGCAAGTCTCTGCTTCCTATTGAGTTTTCTGCCATTAATCCTAATGCTATTAATTATTTTGAAGATCTCGGAGCAACTTCTGCTGAGCCTGTTCTGACTAAGGTTTGGGGTCGTCAGATTTCTGAGACTATTGTTCGCAAGATTACTGAAGAGTCTGCTTTTGGAGAAGCTTCTGTGCGTGAAGTGCGTAATACTCGTCGTGATTTTGTTATTACTGGTGCAGCTAAGGATCCTTATGTGTGGGATGACGAGTCTACTATGACTACGGCTGAGTTGAAGGAAGCTATTGCAAATCGTGAAGTTTATCTGGCAGGTGTTAAGCAGCGTCAGGATGAGTATAAGGCTTCTAAGCAGGGTGGAGTCGCTTCTGCTCCTGCCCAGGGTGGATTTAATTTCTAATTAACTACTAAGAGATAGCATAATAAAATTTTATTTTATTATGCTATCTCATTCGCAGAAACATAAATAAAGAACGGAGAAAAATATAATGGCGATTAATTTAAAAGGTATTCAACCTCATAAAGTTAGTAGAGATTTAAGTGGATATATTACTTATATTTATGGTGCTGAGAAAAGTGGTAAGACGACTTTCGCATCTCAAATGCCAGCCCCTCTGATTCTAGCATTCGAGAAGGGATACAACGCACTGCCTGGCGTAATGGCCCAGGACGTTACTACCTGGGGCGAAATGAAGCAAGTTCTTCGCCAGCTAAAAGACGAAGATGTTAAGTCAATGTTTAAATCGGTGATTATTGACACTATTGATATTGCGGGTGGGCTCTGTGAGCGGTATGTCTGTTCTCAAGCAGGAGTTGATGCTATTGGCGATATCCCTTATGGTCAAGGCTGGACGCGTGTAAAAAAGGAATTTGAAGATACTTGCCGTGCTATTACTCAGTTGGGATATGCTTTGGTTTTTATTTCTCATTCTAAGGATAAAACTTTTAAAGCAAAGAATGGCATTGAATATAATCAAATCGTTCCTACTTGTCCCACTTCTTTTAACAATATTGCTAAAGATATGGCTGATTTATATATGTATGCTGAAAAATATACAGGTGAAAATGGTGAAGGTAAAGTTCGTTTGGTAATGCGCTCTCCTGACAATAGCGCAGAAACTGGTTGCCGTTTTAAGTATATTAAGCCCATTATTGAAGATTTTAATTATGATAATGTTGTTCAAGCTTTGAATGAAGCTATTGATAAAGAAGCTGCTCTTAATGGTGGTAAGTATATTACAGATGCACGTGAAAGCATTGTTACTAAAGCAGAATATGATTATGATGCTTTGATGAATGAGTTCCAAGAGCTTGTTGGAGCTCTAATGAACAAAAATCCTTCTTATTACAGTCCTCGTATTACTCAGATTGTTGATAAGTATTTGGGTAAGGGTAGAAAAATTTCTGATGCAACAATTGACCAAGCTGAATTGGTCAGTCTGGTAGTTACTGAAATTAAAGATGAACTTCTCACAACTGAAAAGTAATATAAAAATCAAGTCGAGGTTAATCGCCTCGACTTGATTTTTATATAAAAATATAGTATAATATTTATATAAGAAATGAGAAAGGAGGGTAATATGGCTCACGTTGTAACTTGTACTTATTGTAAAAATAAATTTGATAGAGATAAGCAAAAATATTGTATTGATACAAGGACTAAAGCAAAACGTTATTTACATTTAGATTGTGCAAGACAATTATCTGAAGAATTAGGATTACCCTCTCCAGAAGTAGTAAACCCTTTAGATTTTGTTACTTGTATTTATTGTAAAAAGACTCTAAATCGAAATGATGAAGATTGCATTATTATTAGAGAAGGTAATGAAGAAGGAAGCGGAAGATATGCTCATAAGCACTGTAAAGAAATAGAAGATTCAAGAGAAAAAACAGATGAAGAAAAACTAGATTCATATATAATGCAACTTTTTAAAACTGATTATGTCCCAACAAGGATACAAAGACAAATAAGCAATTATATTGCTGATTATAATTTTACTTATTCAGGAATGCACAAAGCATTAGTTTATTTTTATGAAATAAAGGGCAATTCTATTGAAAAATCAAATGGTGGTATTGGTATAATTCCTTATATTTATAAAGATGCTTATAACTACTATTATTCTTTATGGAAGGCGCAACAAAAAAATCAAGATAAGATTATTGAAAGTTATGTGCCAAAAGTAAAAGAAATAGTAATACCAGTCCCGCAAAGAAATATAAAGAAACGAAAATTATTCACTTTTTTGGACGAAGAGGAGGTTGAACATGGCCAGTAAATTTGTAGATACTACTGCTATTATGCAGGTTATTGGCTGTGTTTATAATGCGCCCCAACTTTTGGATTTCACAGATAAGTATACAATTGTTGATGAAGATTTCCCAGATGAATTTCATAAAATTGCGTTTGGTGCAATTTATAAATTGCATGAACTTGGAGCGCAAAAAATTACATTGGAAAATATTTCTGATTTCTTATCCAGTCGTCCAAAAAGTGCGGCAGTGTTTAAACAGCAAAAAGGCGAAGAATGGTTGCTTAAAGTATCTGAAGCAAGTATGAGTTCTGCATTTGATTATTATTATAGTCGTTTAAAGAAATTTTCTCTTTTAAGAGCATATGATAATTGCGGCATTGATGTTTCAGATATTTATGACCCAGATAATATTTTTGATACAAAGAAAAAGCAACTACAAGAAGATACACTTGATAATTCAACATTAGAACAGATAGCTGATAAAATCGATGCAAAAATTGATGCAATTAGATTACAGTATGTAGATGATGAGTTTGGTGAAGCCACGCAGGCCGCAGAAGGAATTGTTGATTTAATTAATAGATTCAAAGAGCATCCAGAAGTTGGTGTTCCTTTGTATGGGCCACTTATTAACACAGTTAC